GGTCTTCGGCTGGCCGGTGCCCGCGATGCCGATCATGGTATTCTCGCCGTACTTGTTGCCCTGGGACTCCGTGTCCGTGGAACCGCCGGTCTCGTCACCTGCGCCGCCGCCAGCCAGGAACCCGAACGGATCGGTGTAGGACGCGCCGGACGATACAGGCGAGCTAGCGCCCGTGGAGCCGTCCATGCCGGTGTCATTGACGAGCTGAGTTCCGAAGACCTCATCCGGCACCTGGCCGGGAACGGTCGTAGGGTCGTCCGCGCCAGGAGACGTGGGAGTCGTTCCGGGCATGCCCGTGGTGAGCGGGTTCTGGATGCCGAACGGAAGCAGTCCCTCGGCCTGTCCCGGCTGAGCGGTCTGGTCGCCTGCCCGGCCACGGCCCTTGCCCGCACCGCTCGTCTGGTTCTGGTCAGCCATGATTGCCTTCCTCTGGTAGCCAGGTACTCAATTCCCAGTGTAAGCCGGTAGCTTACCGGAAACTATAGATCCTTGTACTTCTTGACGAGGGCATTCTTAGTGGACACGTGGGCCTCCTCGGGCGGCATTCCCCTGGATACTGCGTACGTGATCCACTTATTGCGCGACTCGTTCACGTAAGGCTTTCGCTTTACGTCAGGAAGCGGTTCCTCGTCATTGTCGAAATCCTCGTCAGGCTCAGCTTCGGCGTCCTCGTCGGAGTCTTCGAAGTCAGCTTCGGCGTCCTCGTCCTCCGGCACGTCCTCCGGCTCGCTGTCGCCTGTATCCGGGTCTTCCGGCCACTGGGCCAGGGCTCCGCTGACGAGGTCTTCAGCCTCACCGTCAGGAACGTCGATGATGCCCATGAACGGCGGCCATTCCCGGCCGTCACCCCGGCCGCCCTGGATAGAGCACAGCATCTGAACTTCAGCCATTTACTGCTCCTGTAACTTGAAGAAAGCCCGCTGGTAGTTAGTCTACCAGCGGGCTCTCCTTTTAGCTTAGGCCGCGTTGCCCACGAAGTACTTCAGGCCGGTCGCGTCCAGGACGTTTCCGTCTCCACGGATCACAGCCCGGAAGCTGATCACGTCGGAGTCGAACTTGAAGTCGTCCGACCGCTCGAACCTCAGGCCGCCGACCAGGCGAACGGCCATCTGGCTGAAGTCGCCGAACACCAGCGACTTAGCGGACGGGGCCACCGCCGGTACGTAGGGGTCGCAGATCAGCGGCTTTCCGAGCAGGAGGTCAGGGGCACCCAGGACCGTGGACGGCTCCCAGAGGGCGCGCCCGTTCTTGTCCACGAGCTTCCTGAACCCGCCGATAGTCTTATCGGCGGCCAACCAATAGCAGCTCTTGGACTGCCGGTAAGCCGAGATGATGGAGTACTCCATGTCGATGAGGTCGTTGTAGACCGCACCGCCAGCAATCTGGCCGGCTGCGAGCGCCGATGCAGACGGGGCACCCGTGGTGCCTGCGGAGATGGACGGGATCAAGCCGCCCGTGATTCCGTTGCCGCCGAGTACCAGCGCGGAGCCGAAGGCGTTGCCGATGGCGCGGCCAGCCGACATTGCGAGGTAACCCAGGAGGTCAACTGCCTTGTCATCGATGAGCTCGCGGCTCAGGTACACGAGGTGCCCGAACTTCTGAGCGTTCAGCTGCTTCTGGCTCAGCGACGGCTCGGAGGTCGGCAGGACGCCGGCCTGGGCAGCCGTTGCGGCGGTCACGTGGGCAGTTGCCACGGGGACGTTGATCTGCTCACCGCCGGTGGTCTTCCAGACGGTGGGGCCGGTCTGGAGGATTCCGGATACCTCGATCAGGTACGCGATGAGGCGGTTGTAGAAGTCCACGGGCACGACGGACGAGCCCTGGGTGTTGGAGGCGGAGCCGCCGGTACCGAGGGTACGGAGGAGAACTTCGTCAGGCACGGCTGCCTGGGCGCGCATCCGGTATGCCTGCGCACGGAAGTACTCGCCGTCGATCACGCCGGCGGAACGCCGCTCAATGTCCACGCGCTTGACGTACGGGTCACCTTCGATGAACTTGCGGAGCTGCTCATCGAACTCGGGGTCGCGGGACGCCACGGCGCGCTCAGCGGCCTTGCCGGACATCTCGTTGTACGCCTCGTCAGCCTGACGGGAGCGCTTCTCGGCTTCCACCACGGTCTTCATCCGGGTGTCAACGGTATCGAGCTCTTCCATGATGGCGTCGATGCGCTGGGTGTCCTCCGCAGAGCGGTTCTCGCTGTTCAGGAGGCCCTTAGCCTCGTGCCACAGCTTCTGCCGGTCATCGCGGAGCCTGGTTGCAAGTCCCATGTCCTCGGACATTATGCTGCTCTCCTAAAAGAGAAAGTCGGGAGTTCACTCACCGGCTCCGCGCTCGTCATATGACGCCAGCGGCCACAGCTTCAATTTCTACGATAATAAGATAAAGCCCCTCAGTTCAATAGCTTGAACCAAAGGGTTTTATCTTTTCCCCGGAAGGTTAGTCGTCTAGCGGGTCAAAGCGCAGCCTCATCAGCCGCTCCCACCGCTCCTGGTCCTCGTCAGAGCGCTTGTCCGCCTTTGCAGGCTTGTCCGCCTTTGCAGGCTTGTCCTTAGCGTCATCGTCCTCGGAATCATCGTCCTCGGAATCAGGCTTCTTGCCGGCCTTCTTGTCAATGGCAGCCTGAAGGGCCGGGGGCAGCTTGCCGCGAGCCTCGCTGTCATCGTCCTGGAGAATGCCCGCCAGCCGGATGCAGAACTCCTCGAACTTCTCGTCAGCAGGCGGAGCGGCGTTCAGCTCTACGTTGTCGTCCTTGTCGTCAGCAGGAGCCGTGACGTCACCCGCCTGAACGCCCGTGCTTGCGAGGGAGTTGTCCTCAGCGTGCCAGGACTGCGGAAGCTGGGAGGTAAGGCCGAGCGCCTTGGCACGGTCCTTGATGTGCGCCTTGATCTTGTCGTGATCCGCCTTACCGCGCCCGATGGCGTGAATGGCGTTGTGCAGGTCTTCCTGGTCTCCGATCGGATACGAAGGCTCGCCCTTGGCGTTGGGCATCGTGCCGCCGGTCTTGGACATCTTCTTGAGCGCGGCCTCGTCGTACTTAGCGCGTACCTCAGCCTCATACCAGGCAGCGCGCAGCTCTTCGGCAGTCATCAGCACTTCCTCGCTCTCCGGAGCTTCCGGCGTATCCTGGGAGACAGGCTGCGCAGCGGTCGGCCGGCCTGTCCGCTTGAAGAACTTCATGGCCTGGTTCTCGTCCAGGAGGCTCCGTACTTCAGCGGGGTCAGCGTCCGCGTAGCGAGCCAGGGACTCCACCGCGCCGTCGATTGACCGGGCTGCTGCGGTTGCGTCAGGGTAGGCGGGCGTGTTGACGGGCGCTACGTCTACCAGGTCAGCCTCAAGCAGCGTGCGGAGCGGGTAACCGTACGGGGTAAGGCCCCAGTCGTCCCCGCCGTCTGGTACGCGGAAGGCGAAACTGGAACTGACGATGTCACCGCGACGGCAAAGGAGGATGACGTCCTGGCCGGCCCGGGTCTCGGGAGTGATGGCGTCGTAGTACAGCCCCTGATTGTCAACGCGCAGGTCAAGCGTGCCGCCCTGGATAGTTCCGAGCAGCCAGTCATCACTGTGGTTGTACCGGCAGATGACGCCTGGCCAGCCTGCGCCCTGGGAAGTGCCGAAAGCCCGGTTGTCAACGCGCTCAACGAATCCGCCCAGCTTACGGGACAGCTTCCCGAACACGGCACCGTAGCCTACGATATGCGCGATGTCGCCGGCCATTCGCAGCTCAGGGCGGAACTCAGCTGACGCGGGGTTAATGCGCCGCTCAATAAGCCCCGTAGAATTCCTGAACTCCACCGTGCCCTCCAAAAGGCTCCCCGTCACGAGGGCGTGACGAGACCACTCTCTGTTCACAAGGGTACGAGCGCTAAGTTCAGTTAACAACGACTGCTTAACCGGGTTCCTCGTCATCTCGCCGCTGGCCGATAACCTCATCGGCCATTGCCTCGCCGATTGCCGGTCGCGGGGCTATCGCCTGAGGTGCCGTGAAATGCCTCGTCACCCAGTCCCGGAGTAGCGCAGCCTGCTCAGTAAGCCCCTGGTTATCCATCGCGCGAGCGTACGCATTCAGCATGTTGGCGTAGAAGTCACCGGGATCATGAGCAGGGCCTGTCCGCGCGCCTGTATTCGGGTCAGTCTGGTTGACCTTGGTAGGCGCGGTAAGCCCTTCCTTAGCCAGTTCCTCTAGCTTGTCGCCAGCCAGGTCGAACATGAACACCACCTGGTCGAGCATGTTCTTCGGGAAGGCCCCGGCGCGCTGGGCCATGGAGATCATGAGCCCGAGCGGCATTGTCTCGTTACCCTCACCGCCAGGCAGCGGGGCGAGGTCTTCCAGTTCCCGTAGCTCGTCAATGGACCGCAGGCCGATATTGCGCTGCTGAACGTAAATCTCCGTGCGGGTCTTCAGGTCCGTCTTCAGCAGTGCGTCGGTATTGAACCTGACCACGCGCTTTTCCGGGAGAAGGCGCGAGAATGCCTGCTCCAGCCGGCTGAGCCACGGGCGGAGTGCCTCAATGATCTGAAGCTGGTTCTGCTCTGTCGTGTTGTAGGTCAGGCTTCCGCCGGCGGTACCGCCGAGACGGGCAGCCGGAAGGTCCAGGAGCGCGGCTATCTGCGTGGCCGTCATCTGCATGGCGTCGATGAACTGCGCCTCTGACGGCGGGACGGTTACCGGGGTGTAGTCCCAGTCCCGGCCGTACACCAGGGGCTCGCGACGGCGCAGGGTCTTGACCAGCTGGGCGCGGATCATCTCCGCCTGCTCAGGCTTAACTGAGGACTCGGAGTTCTGGAACGTGCCTGGCGGGAAGCCTCCGGCCTTGTACCAGTCAGTGCCGTACCGCTGGGCTTCCTGGCCGGCGAGGATGACCAGGGCATGGCTCCTGAGCAGGGAAACCCCGTCAAGCCGTCCTGCGAGCGCATACGCCTTCACGTGGAACAGCTCGCGCATGGGACCGCGCCAGGTCATCTGCCGCCCGTAGGCGAATACCTTAGTGCGCAGAGGGTTGAACGGCTGGTCGGGATCTTCCTCCACGTACACGTACTCCGCCGGAATCCACTCGATTCCCGTTGGGAACCCGTAGCCGTCGCGGCCGGTGATAAGGCCCCAGGCGTTTCCCTGAAGGATGAGGCTGGACATGCAGGTGAATACCCAGTCAAAGGGCGTTCCGAGTACGGAGGGCTCTTCGAACAAGTGCGGGCCTGTGTAAGGCACCAGGCGGGAGCCTGCCTTCTTGGCCTGGCTGTACACGCGCAGGGGCAGGGAAGCCGCATTGTCTGACAGGATCTTGGAGCCGGCGTACAGGGCGGGAAGGCCAAGGGCCTCGTCAACGCCGTACTTGGACCGGGACGGGTGCGTGGGACCGCCAATGTCCCATTTCATGTAGGGATCAAGCCAGGGCTGCCAGGGCACCCCGGCCATGGTGCGCTTTTCAGAGCGTGCTGCGCGTACGTTCTCTAGAAACCCCACGGTAAAAACTCCCGGCTGGCTAATGTCGGGCCAAGAGTCACGTACTTCGCTTCCCCGCTCCCTGAACCAGCCTGGCTCCCGTAGGCCACAGGTCAGTCTTATACCCTACGTTACGAGATAACGAAAGGTTATGCTACGCCCGGAAGGGAAGGCTCCTTTTCCTTGACACGGGCACCCTTGCTGAATCCGTAGCGCCATGCGGCCCCGGCGTACAGCCAGAGGAACACGATGCTGAACCACGCTGATCCTGTGACGTACGCTAGCCCGGATACGATCCCGAGCAGGACAGTGGTGATAACGCGGCCGATGAACGGCAGGAACCGGACCTGCGACGCCTGATCGGAAATAGCCTGGGCAGACGGTACTGTGAGCTCACTCATGCTATTCAGTGTAAGGCAAGTTCTCGTTAAGCCAGTGGTAAGTAGCGAGAAGCTCGTCTGCCAGCTCCCTGTATGACTCGGCTGACTCGTCATACCCCATGAGCTTCTCAGTCTTGACTATAGCAAAGCACTTGTACCGGGCTGAGTCAATCTTGCGCTCGTAAGCCATCAGCTCCTTAGTGCGCTCGAAGAAGCCCCGTGTAAGATCTGCATGCAGGTTACTCAGCGTCCTTGTTCACGTAGCCCCGGCTGATGATCTTCAGGAACTTGGCCCGGATGTGGTCCTCAGGGTTCTCACCCAGGTTCCAGAACATGACCAGGGCGGAGATGACCACGTCCGACAGCTCTTCCAGCATCTTGCCCCGGTCACCCGCGCGCCTTGCGAAGCCCTGGAGCCGCCGCCACTCCCCGAGGAACTCCCCGGCTTCCTCTGCCACGCAGTCAGCCTGATTCTGGAGCCACTGCTGCGGCGTTGCCCCTTGGTTACTGCTGAGCTTGATCGAGCTGGCCACGGTCTCTACCGCCAGGGTCAGCTTCTGCATGTCGATGCCCTGAACGAGCTCTTCTACGTACGCGGGGTCTACGGGAACGGTCATCCCCCTAGGCTATACCGTCCATCGGGTTGGTTTCACGCAGCTTCTTGTTCAGCCCCCAGGCAGCCAGGTTGGCCGACGTCGCCGGCGTGATGTCCGACTCGCTGTCCCGCCTGCTCCAGGTCTTGCCGCCGTCGCCCACCAGGCGCGTCTCAGCCGTGCCCACAGCCCGGTACAGTGCCGCTGCCTTCTCCTGAACGGGATGCACGAGCGGCTTCCTGCGGTCCTTGCACTGCTGCACGAACCAGGCGAACGCGGCTGCCTCGTCAGTTACGGTAGCGCGGACTACCTTGGTCCCCCACTTGGGGCTGTCCGGCCACTGCTTCTCAATGTCGTCGCCCAGGCCGGCCGCAGGACCGGAGCGCGGAACCACGATCGCGATGGGATTCCACTTCTGGTCCAGCTGGATGAGCCTCGTCAGCACCCAGCCCGTCCCCGGGCGCTCGCACCCGCGCGGTACCTCGATCACGATCTTCCGGGTAGTGCCCGCGCCCATGGCCCACGCCGCCGAGATGGTTGCCGAGCTGCTGTCCTCAGAGACGTCAACGCCGAACGCAAACGGCCTCGTGCGGCTCTTCAGGGGCACTGCCAGCGTTTCCCACAGGTCTTCCGCGATTACCTTCCACTGAGCTTCCTCGGTCGGCCACTGGCCGTCTCCGCACCGCTCGCGGTCAAACTCGTCAGCATCCATCTCGCCGAGCTCGGCCTCGCGAATCCACTCAACCGTCAGCCGCCCGCCGAGAGCCGGGTTGGCGATAGCCCAGGTTCG